CGTCCGCATCTTGTTCGATTGATCCGCTGTCCCGCAGGTCTGACATAATCGGTCGCTTATTTCCTCGCTCATCCACCTTGCGGTTAAGCTGAGAGAGCAGGATTACCGGCACGTTTAATTCCTTCGCCATCGCTTTCATCTGGCCGGTGATTTCGCCTATTTCCAAATCTTTGCGCTCTGCGTTACAGCGCATCAGTTGCAGGTAGTCGATGACAATCAGGTCAAGGCCGTGCTTGCTGGCATGTTTGCGGGCGCGTGAGCGTAGCAGGACAGGATTCAGTGCCGGGGTATCGTCAATAGCTACCTTGCCGCTTGATATTTCTCCAGCGGCTTTCGTGACCAGAGACCATTCGTGCGGGTCAAGATTTCCGCGCCGGATTTTCTCAAACGGGATTTTTGTGATGCCGGAGATTTCACGGTTGACAAGCTGCTCATCTGGCATTTCCATCGAGAAGCCGAGAACTGAAAGATTGCGCTTCAGAGCTGCGTTAAACATCATCCCGAACGCGAGGGCAGATTTACCCATTGACGGGCGACCGGCGATGATTATCAAGTCCTGGCGGCACAATCCAAGCAATGCGTCATCCAAATCTGTGAAGCCGGTTGATATGCCGACAATTCCGCCGCCTGCCCTGTGCCTTTCGTCCATCGACTCCAGCGACCGACCGACCACCTGAGCGACCTGCTTGATTCCTGAATCCTGCTGGCGGTGCGACAGGGAGAATATCTGCTGTTCAGCGTGTTCTATGATTTCGTCAGCGGATTTGCCATCCGTGTTGAAACACTTGTCCGAGATTTCCGCCGCCGCTTTTATCAGGCCGCGCAGCTTTGAGCGCTTCTGGATGATGTCTGCGTAGGCCTTCAGGTTTGCGTAGCTGGATGTTAATTCTTGCAGGCTGACAAGGTAATCCAATCCGCCAGCGTCACCGAGTAAGTGTTTCGATTCAAGATGCTCTGCGACCGTCACAACGTCATACGCTTTCGACTGGTTCATCAGCGATTCAATCGCGGTGAATATCAGTTTGTGATCTCGCCGGTAAAAGTCATCAGCGGATAAATAGCTGATTTCGTCGTAATCGCCGCCGAGGAATAACCCGCCGAGTAAGGCCTGCTCGGATTCGATAGAGTGCGGGACTGTTTTCAGGTCACTCATCGCGCCACCACAAACGGTTTGTGAGACGGGCTAGTTGGTTGCGCTGCCTGAACAGATTTGTTTTCAGGCTTAAACCAAACTCCCTGCATTTTCTGTTTCCAGTTCTTGACTGGTTTACCTTGAGAATCTTTCCATTCTGCTGTTGCGTAGTAGTTAAATGCTTTCAGTCCAGATTCTTTCGTGTATCCGTTTTCAACAAAGTAGCTGATAACGTCCTGTTGACTTGGTGGCGTAAACGTCACGCGCACCCTACTTACTTCCTTTCCCTGTTCCCTGTTCCCTGTTCCCTGTTCAGGGCGGAAAGTTTCCGGAGGATTCCGGAGTTTCTCCGGAGGATTTCCGGAATCATTCCAAGCTATTAATAAATCAGCATATTTACTGCTTGATGGATGACTGACCCGTTGATGCTCTGAAAAATTATTGATCTTCCCGTATACCTTGCCATCCGCACCTGTTCCGAGGGTGATATAACCCACTTCCTGAAGGCTCCGGAGACTTTCCGGAATCTTCACGGAAGGCTCCCGAAGTGGGCTGCACTCCGCCTGAATCAGTTTAGGATTTGCGTTAAAGAATCCGTAATCATCAGCATAATTTAGAAGCTGCGCGGCAAGCATGTGTGTTGCCTCTGGTAATGCGCTTAGTTCTTCGTGCTTCCAAAACTCTGGCTTTATTGTTCGTATTCTTGCCATTGTTCCCCCTCTTTTATTTTTTAAACTAGGCCGTACTGCATGTATATTTTTCTTATTTTTGCTTTTATGTCCGCCAGGTTTTGCCCTTCTGCGCGAATCATCTGTATCATTAGCCTGATGATCCGTTGCTGATCACGCTTACGCATTTAAGCAATCCTCCCCGCTAACAAGTCATATCTGGCGGCTTTTTCTTCAATCGACAAGCCCTTGTCCCAGACCACCTTCCCAAGCTGAAAAAGCTCCCACTGAAGAACAAAAGCGTTCTGGCAAACTTCAAAAAATCGCGCCCGCTTTAACGCTGGCAAATTACGTCTGCCAGAACAGATCGCCGACAGCGTTTCGATTGCAATGCCTGTCTGCGTGGCTATCTGCTTTCTGCAAAGCCCTGAAAGGCGCATGGTGTGGTCGTATGCGTCACCGATGGAATAACACAAGGCCAGCTCCGTATCGCTCGCCCAGCGCATCTTGGGGACTTCATGTATAGGGAAAAGGTCGGTTGTGTTCATAAATTAACCTCCCGAAACGTTCGATATTTTGTGTAAATAAAAACCACAAGCCGGAATTAACCGGCCTGTGGCCGACAGTACGCGAGGGGTGCGCGTGATGCCGGAAGTCATGCGGCCCTCTTACTTGGCCGCAGCGTGAATGATTCAGCAGCTACTTTAGTTAGCAGATCGGAAGTAACGCCGTAACCATGTTTATCGCTGAGTTTAATCAGGTCGCGCCAGTATTCAGATGGAATCGAGTGACGAATACCCCACGCATAGACGCGCTGAGTGTCGATTTTTTCACCGCGAATCTCAGAGAGTTCTGCGGCAAGTTTGGATGCTGTAGGCCAGAGGCCAATAATGTCTTTGAATATCATGAGGCAGAAACATACACCGTGTATGTTTATTTGTCAAACAATTTGTCTGTTTATTTAAATTTGCTTATGGAACATAATGGAAGAATGAGTTACGAGTTGAAAAAATTTGCGGCGGAAGATATGTGCCAGCGCATAAAACGCATACGCATTGATATGGGCTTGACGCGAGGAAAGCTGGGTGAGCGTATAGGATGTAGCGAGGCGCAGATTCAGCAGTACGAGGAGCGCTCGCCGTTACCACATAGGTATATTGCGAGGTTTTGCCTTCTGACGGGGTTCAGTCCGTGGTACTTGCTGACGGGACGCCCGGATTTTCAATCAGACTACGAGAACCTTCGTAAGGATAAGGATTCAACAAACAACTAAGTTCTTCCACTAGGCGTTTTGCCTGACTGGAGATGTCACGAGCGCCCCAGACGGCGTTGTATAAAGTATCCCCCTCCCCGCCATCAGCAATAACTAAATTGAGTATCGCGTCAACTTGCGCGAGCTTTCCGCTTATTTCGTCCATCAGTTCGTTTGCTTGCACTACCACCCCCCCCGTTTTTCTTATTTTTTTTCAAAAGGTCGGCTTTGTAACGCATTGTTACGCTTTGTAAGCGTCTTGCCGCCAAGCCTATCACTCTTTCAAGGCTGCCAATAAGGAAATATTGTGCAATCTTAATAAACATACAAATTGTATTGACAGCAGGAATACACCGTGTATGATTGTCTCCCGTAGCAACAAACAACACGGGGAGACAAAACATGACCGATATAGAAACCATGAAGCGCGTCCTTGCTAATCAGCAGGAATTCACTATCGATGCCGTCCGCCAGGACTACGCCGATGAAATGGAAATTACCGCCCACCCTGAGCGCATATTTGGACACAGCGTGTTCTGGGCGGTTCTCGTTTGCATAATTTCCGGCTTTGTTTTTGGGCTGGCCGTGTTTGGAGGCTGATATGAAATACCGCATCACACAAGAATTTGATCGCAACTTAAACAAAGACGTTTGGTTTGCGCTTAACCCTGAAGGCGGCTGCGTTATCGCATCAGTAATCAGTGCCGATGATTGCGAGCAACGGTTAAGGGAATCAGTAAGCAGATTTTCCGAGAAACAAGTAATAAAGGAACTGGAACTATGAACGCAATAAACAGACTCCGCGCCGAGATTGCGCGTAAGACCGACCTGGACCCGCACGTTTTAGCGGATGACGTGATAGCCAATTTCTTTGACGACAAGCTGGACATTATAGGCGACATCCTGAAGCACAAGGATGACCCGATGATGATCGGCAAGATTCTGATAGACCTGCTGGACAGCACGATATGCGATGTCGTTGCCAGTGAGGAATCGCTTGCTGATGACGAGACTCAGGCAACACGCCGCGCCGACTTTGACCGTGCTGAATCAAGGAGGGTCGCATGAGCGACAAGCTACCAGTAAAACCATATCAACCAGACCCGAAGCTGCTGCAAGAATATTTTGCACTGCTGGCGAGGAAGAAGCTAAACGAAGCGGAGAAAAGACAATGAGCAATTTACCAGCAACGAACGTATCAAACTTTTTAGACGTGATCCAGAAGGCCGCGTCTGACCCGTCAATCGACGTGGATAAAATGTCGAAGATTCTGGACATGCAGGAGCGCATCCTGAACAAGAACGCCGAGGCCGCTTTTAACGTGGCAATGTCCGACGCGCAGGGCGATATGGGGCAGATAGCCGCAGATTCAAACAATCCGCAGACCCGCAGCAAATACGCCAGTTACGGCAAGCTGGATAGCGTTTTAAGGCCGATTTACACCAAGCACGGGTTTTCCCTCAGTTTCGATACTGGCGAGCCGCTGCGCGAGGATTACATTCGTATCCTGTGCCATGTATCGCACAAGGGCGGTCACAGCCGGACTTACAAGGCTGATATGCCAGCAGACGGCAAAGGCGCAAAGGGTGGTGATGTTATGACCAAAACCCACGCGTCCGGCGCGGCGATGTCCTACGGCATGAGGTACTTGCTGAAACTGATATTCAACGTGGCGATTGGCGAACACGACACGGACGGAAACGCGCCGAAGGATAAGGTCAATTATATATCCGAAGAACAGCAGGCGAACTTACAAGCATTAATTGACGAAGTAGGCGAGGCGAGCAAGAAAGCATTATTTGACTGGCTAAAGATAACAGACTTGTCGGATATTCCGTCTATTTACTATAACAAGGCCGTTGCTGGACTTGAAAATCGGAGGAAGGCATGATTAATTTTCATGATGCGTTTAGTGCCGATTATGTGAACGGGAGACTATTTTGGGCGAAGCCTCCAAAGAATCATGCCGAGCTAACTGGCGTAGAGGCTGGTTACGTCAATCGGGCAAAGGGTAAAAATAAAGACTATTGGCATATTAGACTGGGCGGTAAAACATTCAAGCGATCAAGGGTTATGTTCTATATGTACCACGGATATTGGCCTATGCCGTGCGTCGATCACATCAATGGCAATTCGCTTGATGACAGTATTACCAACCTTAGGCAGTCTAGTTTTTCTCAAAACACAATAAACAGTAAGCCTAAACGCAGTCAGTTCGGTTTCCCAAGAGGCGTTTCCAGAACTGTGCAGGGTAAATATATGGCGAGAATCAATATGGTCAGCTTAGGCGTTTACGATACGCCGGAGCTTGCTTCAAGCGTCTACGAGTCTAAAAGAACGGAGGTGTTCGGTGAATATGCTTGATATTGAGCAAGGTAGTGATGCATGGAGATCTGCAAGAATGGGCAAGGTGACAGCCTCTAGGGTTGCCGATCTGATGGCTAAAACAAAATCCGGCTATGGCGCGTCCAGAAAAAATTATATGGCGCAACTCGTTTGCGAGCGCATGACCGGAGCCTGGCAGGATAGTTATACAAATTCCGCGATGCAGTGGGGCGTTGAAAAGGAACCTGAGGCGAAAGCGGCATACTCTTTCTTTACTGGTAACAATATAACTGCCGCCAGCTTCGTGCCGCACCCAGCCATTCCTGACGCCGGGGCATCTCCAGACGGGTATGTTGGTGAGGACGGTCTTATAGAGTGCAAATGCCCCCTAAGCGCAACACACATTGAAACCCTTTTGTCACAGTCCGTAGATAGTAGGTATGTCTTGCAAATACAGTTTCAACTCGCCTGCACTGGTCGCAAGTGGTGCGATTTCGTCAGCTTTGACCCACGTATGCCGCCTGAGTTATCGCTGTTCGTCAAGCGGATTGATCGTGACCAGAAGATGATAGATGAATTGCAGCGGGAAGTGTTGCTATTCCTGAATGAATTGAACGAAACGATAAATAAACTGAATACTATTAAGGAGGCGGCATAAATGCGCGGCATAAATAAAGCGATAATCGTCGGTTCACTCGGACAAGACCCGGACATGAAATACACGTCAGGAGGCGCGGCGATTGCGAATATATCCGTCGCCACATCCGAATCATGGAAAGACAAAGAATCTGGCGAAAAACAGGAAAAGACCGAATGGCACAGAATCGTGTTTTTCGGAAAGCTGGCTGAGATAGTCGGCCAATACCTGAAGAAAGGATCGCAGGTATACGTTGAGGGGAAAATCCAGACCCGCAAGTGGCAGGACAAGGAAGGTAACGACCGCTATTCGACGGAGATAGTCGGCGGCGAAATGCAGATGCTTGGAGGCAGGCCAGCGACAGGTCAGGACAGCCACAACCAGGCTAAGGCGGATGGGTATGCGCCAAAACCGGCGTTTGTTGATGATGATTTAAATGATTGTCCTTTTTGAGGTAACGGCATGACCGACATAGACGAGATAGAGAGAGCGCACAACAGGGATTGGCCGGGGGTGACTGATTGTGGCTGTATGGCCTGCCGCACAGCAAGGCGCGAAGCCGCCCTCATCGCAAAGGTGCGGGAGTTGGAGAAGGACGCCTTGAAGTCTCACGAGGATTACCGGACACAACTCAACGAGATAGTGCGCTGCCACGATAAAATAAAGCAACTAGAGAAGGACAGGGCGGGGCTGGTGGCTGCCCTCAAGGAAATAATGTCGCCGGGGCAAGCCTACGATTATATGACATGCAGATCGGAAATTGAGTACAACAACGGGATAGCGGAAAACGCTATAGAAGAACACGGAGGCAATCATGAGTGAGTTTGCCGCATGCCCGTTTTGCAAAGATAAGTCGGGGAATGATATAGACACCCGCCCCGTCACGCCCCTGCAAGCTGCGGAGAGGGCGTTTATTGAGGCGTATCGGAAATGGCACAACGCAGAGGGCGCGGCAACGCTGGACGCCGCATTAGTCATGGGCGGGGCATGGAGCCGACTACAACAACTTGAGGGAGAGAGTAAATGACCACCCCAACGGGAGAAAGAGGCTAAAGCCGCCATTCAAGCCCTTGAGGACACGAAATGATCCAGCTTTTGACGTTTGATGATGCGGCGGGGATAGCGTTCTGCTGCTAGACCGCTTGCCAATGAACCAGCAAATCATAATACTAAGCGGTGCCGGTCATAACTTCTATAAGGGGAGAGAAGTTATGGTCAAATCGTTTTGTGAGATATTGACGTTGTATTTAAAGGAAGGGAACCTGGAAAACAAGCCGAAATCCAGAAAGCGGGATGAGGTTTGCGCCGTGCCATTAAGACAGTTCTTCAAGGGGTGGAGAGTGTCCGGGATGGGTGGCGAAAAGGTTATAGTTGGAAAGAAGGTCTCGGAATACCGGGAATGGAGAAAGGCGGCTGGCGTATCAGTCCAGACCATAGCGAGGGAAATAGTCGTTGCGTCTTGTGCTATTCGGTACTGTGTGCGCGATCTGGATTGGGATTTAGAAAACCCGTTCAAAGAACGCGCCTACTCCAAACGCGATAGGAAGCTGGTTGTTCCGAGGATGCGTAACACGACTCAGGACGAGATTGATATGTTGTTGCGTGAAGCAAGCCCGTTATTACGCGACCTGATAGAGTTCTATCTGGAAACCGGGATGCGGGTAAATGAAGCCCTGAATCTGAAAAGAATCAGGGTGGTTGGTGATGTTGCCATTATGGGCGCTGATGACCATAAAGGCGGTTTTGGCGATGCCAGGTTCCTGAATGATGCGGCTTTACAGATTATCAACAGGCAACCGGCGCATGAATACGTTTTTTCTGACAATGGGTTGAAGGTATCCTACTGGATGATCCGTAACCAGTGGCGACAACTCCGCAAGCGGTGCGGGATACCGGACATCAACATGCAGGACTTGCGTAAATTATGCGGTCAGAGGGCGCGGGACAGGTACGGTCTGGATGTGGCTCAGGGTCAGTTGGGTCATAAAACCAGATCGACGACTGAAGGCTGGTATACCCGCGTTTCCGCCGACTCTGTAAGAAATGCGTTGCTAAGATCGAGCAATACAGAAAGTCAGCAGACACTATCACCGAAAGGCATTAAAATGGTGCCGGAAACAGGAATTGAACCTGCGACCTACGCATTACGAATGCCTAGACTGATACATTAAAAACAAGGGGTTATGACCGGCAATCACACCCCATCCAGCGCGTCCATTACGCTATATCAAACTCCGCAGGCTTAACCGCCAGTCTATCCGCTTTCTGTTTCTCGCCCCGCGCCACCATGCTTTTCAGCTCGCCTACAATGTGGTTCCTCACGTCTGCGACAGTCGGGCGCAATCCGGTTACTTCCTCGATAGCGTCGGCCAGTCTGGTTGCCTGCGCGTTCGTCAATTCTATTGTAATGGTTGGCATTAAGCCGCCTCCTGATTACGCATTTCCGAATGGGTTTTTCTGTGGCACGGAATACAGAGGGTCGTGCCGTTGTCTACATCAAAACGCAGATGCGGATGAGTAGAAAATAGCTGTATGTGGTGCGCATGAATTTGCCCTCCGCGCACATTGCATTTTTGGCATGTATAATCATCGCGATCGAAAACAGATTGACGCCAATCGACATATTCCTTTGAATGACGAATTACCGCGTTTAATGGAGTGATGCCACCTTTCCATTTGCAGCCTTTAGATCCACTGACCATTTCAGACGTAAATTTCCTGGCGTTGGGAATGCCGCCCTGCGCAATAACTTGCAATCTAGCGCGTTCTGACAAAACCAGCAGCGCCTCGGGCCTGTTCTTTTCAAACTTTTGAGCGCACTTCCTGCACCGACCTTTCCAGTATTTCAGTGAGTCAACGCGCTTCTGCCAAGTCTGCCTGCAATCAAGGCAAATAACTAACGTGCGCTTTTGAATCTGTCCGAGAGCCATTTATACAACGCCCTGCATTATGACCCATGACGAACCATCAGAAACTAAGGTGCACCACCTGCCAGCATTAGCCGACAGAATAGCCGTACCCGCCGCGCCGCCTGCTAACGGCACGACATTGGATGAGGCTGAATCGACCGTCTGAGCCTGTATGTTCTTTATCATCACTTCGCGACCTGTCCATGATGAAGCTGCTGGCAACGTCACGACACACGCAGAGCCGGACTTATTGTTGATTACCCAGTTTTCCGTAGCCGCAAGGGTAAAGTCACCGGTCTTAGTTACAGGCTCACCACGGCCAAATGAACCGGTTATATCAACGGTATTTATCGGGGCAGTCGTTGAACCGAAGCGAGTCGCGCCGTTTAGGGCGTTATTGGCTGTGCCTGCTGCGTAAAAATTCCATCGCCCAGCGCCGGAGGCTATGTTGCTGTAGAAGCCATAGTTGTTGGCGGCTCCTGTCAACGACGCCGCCACACGAAAACCGTATTGATTCGTGACGACAGACCCGGCCCCGAATGTGTCCTGTCCAGCCTGAAAATGATTTAATTCTGTTAAAGTAAATACTGCGGCTTGTGTCCCCGGAAAACTTAAATAAGCATTGTAAGCGGTCGTAACATCACTCTGTATTGTTTCATCAGCATCAAATCCATAGGTGCTTGTTGCGCCGGTAGAATTGCCACCAATAAACATTTTAACGCCAGTGAATCCGCCTGCTCCGACTCCGACACGACCACTAAACGTGCCGTTACCACTGACTATCGCACTTCCAGTGACATCAAGGGCAACTGTTGGGGCTACGCTTGATCCGATACGAACATTGCCTGCAAAGGCGTTGTTCGCTGTTCCAGTGTGGAGAAATCCCCATGCGCCGGTTCCGCTGTTTTGCTGAGACCTGTACGAGACAGTTAGCGTTGGGCTGACGGTCATGTTCAATGCGTCAAAGCCAATCGCATTTGTTACAAGCGACCCGTGACCTATGTTATTAGCCCTAAATCCGATAAGGGTCGTAAACGCGCCGGTAGAGGTAAGAGCCGGAGAATTGGCTATATAGTGGATACCAGTCGTGACGTTACCAGAGCCGCTTATAGTCATTTCTGCCGACTGGCACTCCATTAGTGTTGTGGTAGCTGCCGTTGTTGCAGATGCTGTCATAAGATTACTGACAGCGGTTCCCAATGTGCCAGATGTCATCTGGTTTTCTATGTTTTGCTGAAGTCCAACCGCCATCGATACGTTATTAGAACCCTGAACGTCCGTGGTGTAAAATATAGCCCTGCCGTTGGTTGTGCCGCCAGCGTCGCCGGAGAAACTTGTCGCCCATGTGCCGAAAAATGAAAAGCCAGCAGGGGCGACGCCGACGGCGCGTGTCGCGGTATATTTACTCCCAAGCGTCCACGTCCCCGCATTAATCGTCAGCGTGTCGGCAGAGGCGTCTCCGAGGGTGACATTGCCGTTTGCCGTCAGTGCGCCGGATGTGACTGAGCCGGATGTGTTGAGATTACTGGATGTTGATGTCCAGTCGATAATCCCGTTGTCAGTGATGCCAATAGCCGCCCTTATCTGGCTGGCAGAGCCTGGCAGCGTACACAAAACCGCCGTTTCCCCACCAGACAGGACAATCTTCGCTCCCGCGTTACTGGACGCGATTACCGTATCCCGGGTCAACGTATCAGGGCTTCCGTCCGTAACCGTCCCGACGCCAGTTTCCCATGCCGTACCATCCAGCAACAGGTAATGGCAGGTATTCCCCGTCCCAATTCCGGCAACGAACGTCTGAAATCCAGCCGTTGCACCAGCGAGATTAACCGTTCCGGTACCGCTGGTGGTCGTTGTCTCCCTCACGCGATCTGCAATCTGTAAAGCCATGTGCTATAGTTTGCCTATGAGATATTTAATATTGATGATTGTTTCGTTTGCGGCGATGGCGTCAGACCATCATTTCGGGTTTAAAACGGACTTCACTGAAGATACGCCGTGGTGTTCTGTTACTATTTCAAAAGGCCGTTATGTAAGCCACGGATATGAAATGTCGGGCTTGTCTGGCGTTACCGTTGAATCTGCCGTTTCCCTATCGCCACTTGCCGCCGGGTTCACAGCTTGCGAATCATACGGAGGCACAACTAAGGGGATGGTTGGCAGCGACCCTGCTGAAGTCCAGATTCATCCTGACGTGACATCATTTGCCATTTACATATACGATATTTAGGTATATTCAAACCCGTCTATCAGTTCGCCTACCTCTAAAGTAACTTCATCAAGGACAACCACAGAAACAACACCTGCTCCGTGACTCCATGCTGGTGTATCGCAGGTTATTTCCGTAGCGCTGACAAAATTTACATTTGTTGCAAGTTCATAGTCGGGGGCCAATGAAAACAAAACAATACAATCAGCGGTAAATCCAGCGCCGGTTATTGTTACGGAGGTTCCGCCAGCGGTTGAGCCTGTCGCTGGCGTTATTGAATCTACAGTGATGCCAGTTCCAGAATCGACATAAACTGATACGTTATCCGCTGAAGTTGCGATAGTTGCATCAGCAGGCTTGATGGATAGGTATAAATCATTGTTTGTATAGAACAGCGAAGTTACAGACGTGATAGAGCCGAAAGCGGTAAACGTGCCTGATAACAACTTATGAACAGACCCGGATATTGCTGATAATGAAGTCGGGGTGAGTGAGGTATAGTTGCCAGCGATTACCATGTAGCCATCCGCCTTAACTATGCTTTTCACTTCGCCGCCGCTGACGGTCGCGATCAGTGTCGTGTTTTTATATATCTGGCTGCTTGATGCAGTTACCCTGACTGCGAAGTAATAATCTGTCCCGTCATAGGCGAGCGTTCTTGGTAGGATGTAGTTACTGATAGCAAGCGACGTTAAATCAAGCTGAAGAGACCATGATTCTGTCGTATCAAGGCTCTCGCTGATTACTGTATAAATACCATCTACGTTCGCCACCCTAAACGTGCCGTCATACATCATGGCGTCAACGCGCCCGAATTCAGTTAAGGCGATAACCTCGACCTCTTCCCATTCGTCTATAGCCGAGTTGTATCTTAAAAGCCTCTGCCCTTCCGCCGTGCAGAACAACCCGTGATTTGTTGATAGCAAGTCCATTCTTGATAGCGTGGACGGGGAAGCGTAAAAACCAGCGGAAAAGTCGCAGCCTATCCGCCGCCATTGCGGGTCGTCAGTTTCTCGCCATGCTGCGGCAAATAGCGAGGTTGATGACACGTCGAAAACGATAAACAACTGACTGCCATCGCTTGCCAGTGTTGACGTATTGCCGCCAGCAGGCTCGCCAGCGTCAAAAAGCCCCTGCGCGTTCAATGTCGGGACTGTGATTTCTGGCGAATAAAATACATCAGCGCCGGACAGGTTTCTGTCTCGCAAGAACCATCGTTGCGATGTGCCTGCGTTATGCGAATAGCTGGTCAGGATAGTATTTAAATTAACCCATGCCGCTAGCGTGTCTGAATAGATGTAATTGCCGCCTGAAGCGGTAGCAAATAGCCTTGACAGACCAATTCCAGTAGCTGCCGTGACGCAGCCTTTTGCGCCAAGTGCCGACCTGAGAAAAGCGCCAAGCTGCGACCTGCTGAGATTGCCTACGGTCACGTTGGATCGTTAACCCTGATTTTCCATTCAGGGATTGCTATTGTTTCGGTATCTGCGACCGGGAGCGACCCTGTTGTCGTTACGAAAAGAAGTTCGGACGCGCTTACAAGGGCAAGATGCGTAATTGTGCTAGTTGTGTCAACCGGGACGGCGGTCTTGGCGGCAATCACCAATTCACGGCCTGACGAACCGTTATCCTGTACCGTAAAGTCACTGGATGTCATAGCAACATCCGCCAGGGCATAAGTCGTTACCGCCTCCGTCCTGGTTGTTGGCTGCGCCGAACATGCGATTTGAAGATTGCAATTATTCTTGATTAGGTCGAGGCCGTCATCCAGAACACTATCGTTTGCAAACTTACCCATCAGCTAACCTGTATCGACTTCAGTCCTGACGGTTCATCAATCGCGGTAAATGTGACAACGGCAAAATCCGCCTTAATAGATCCGCCGTCTGGGTTGACCGTCGCCCATGTCCGAGGCTCTGAACTGCCGGACAGGTCAACAGAACCGCCGTTGATGGTGGCTGTTGTGACCGCGTTTCCAGATGTCTTTTTGTGGTTGTCGTAAACTGTGCCGCCGTTGACCGTCAAAGTGGTGATTGTATAGTCGCCGTCCAGAGTCAATATTCCATCGTTGACCAGTACGGATGTAATGGTCGCCGCCGCCTGAAGTTGGTTATTGCCTCCATTCTGGCTGAAATCGGTTATGGTCGTGCCGGGGCCGATGATTACTTGAGTCTGGGTATCCTCTGCGGAAACTGCTACTGTGCCGACTGTGGCGGTCTCCCCCGGCTTACCTGTGGCGATGCCCACCCCTGCCCTTGCTCCGCGCACATATACATCATGGTCAGCGTGTGACGTGATTAATTGAACCGCCGTCATGCCGGTTTCTTCTGGTGCTGAACCGGTATTATGAACAGTGATAACCGAGGCGTTTGTGGTTGAATTCTTGATTTTTATCCGCCTTGAGCCACTTGGTGCACCTGTGCCGAAATGCTGGCCGATGTCGCAGGTGTCGAAATCTATATCCAAATATTGCTCGCGGTACTCAGGGAATGACGTATTAAATACTTCCGCGTCCGTCCCGGTGGTGGCGAACTTAAAAGAGGGTAAGCCAATCTTGCCGGTGTAGGTCTGCTCGATTCTGAGATAGCCCAGATTGATAGCCGACTGGCTCAATCCGTAGCATATATTCTGCGATATGTTGGCAATGATGACATTATCCGCATCGACCGGGACCGCCCCGCCTGACCAGTTAGCGGCTGTTGACCAGTGAGACGGGCCAGCGCAAGCGGTCGTGACCGCAAAGTCCGTAACCGTGCCTGTGCCTGCCCCGGCCTTTGTCAGTGCTGCGATAAACGGAACGCCTGCAACGTCTCCCGTCCCGATGATGTCGCCTGCCGTGCCTGACCAGGTAATACTCGAGAAATACGGGTGAGTGCTGGCATTTAATGCGGATCTCAATGCCGTTGCCGTTGCTGCTACGCTGGTAACGCCAGTGACCGTGACGGCAATCCCGCCAATTGTGACCGTGAACGTGTTATTTGCCGGGGTTGCGTCAACTGCTGTGATTACGCCAGTCCAGACCTGAGCGACTGCCGTTGCCCCGCCGATAAAGTGGATAGTTGCCATGTATTACTCCTGTATAGCCGCCCATGCCCGGGCGTCAATGTTTAAATCAAGCCATTCAATCTTGCGGGTTCCTGCAGGGTCAGAGGATACCCCGCTGCCCCTGACGATACCCCTGACTGCGTATATCTCATCTCCGACAACGTAATCCGGCGTTACTTCCTGCGTCTCCGTGTCTACCCCGTCCGTTGCTGAACGTGTCTGTGAATCACTGTAGGTATAAGTGACGCCGTTTCTGGACGCCATGCTTGCCCGTAACAAGTAAGGGCGCGATATATAAACGTCTGATGTTCCACGTTCCGTGCCGTCGAACTCCCGGCAGACAAGGTAATCGTTCGCAATACTGGTTATGACAAACCGCCCGACTGATATGTTGACCGTCTTCCCCGTGCTTCTGGCCTGCCGAATAGGCGATATGCCAGAATTCAACTGATTCAGGATATTGAACGGCTCGGACAGTTGCCTTGCTGTTATCGTCTGCCCTTTTCTGGGTGGCGATATTCTGCGGGTGGATTTATCGAATGACATTGAGCGCCGAGAAGTCCAGTTCTTTGTAGATTTTGGCCGTGCCGTATCCGTTGGCCGGCTGAACAGTTACATCCTTGTGCGGCTGTCCGGTCTCTGGGTCGATATAGAAAAACTCCGCATCCCATGTGTCCGGGTTGTACTGGAAACGGTAGGTAACAAGATAGCTTACCCCGCCGTCTGATGATTCGCCGTCTATTCCTGCGCATAACAGAGTTCTTGCCTTGAACCCGGCAATATCGAACTTGTTGACGTTCGCCGTGTACTTGATGGACTTCTGCATCGGATTCCGTGATTCGCGCCTCTGGTAATCGAGGGTAGAGCTTGCCACCTGATATAAAAGAACCGGAACATAATCAATCGTTATCTGTTCGCCCTGGTTGCCATCTTCGTCGACCGGCACATAGGTAAACTTCACCTTGATAACTTCCCCGTCTTTGTCGCGGCTGGTGCTGGATTCCTGAACTGTTGAGCCTACACGGATAATCGCCTGGTCTGTTTCGTCCGGCTCTTTGGCGTCATAATTCGGCTGCTGGTAATTTACCGTTACCTTTGCGCCTGACTCTATCGGCTCGACCTGAACGCTGGTTGCTATGATTGACGGAATGGACGGGTGCGCCTCTCCACGTCTCGGGATGCCTGAGACGAAAGCCGCATCATAAAGCCGCCTTGTGACTGATCCGGTCAGTTCGGTTACAAAGAATATACGGGTACACTGAACCCCGTCCTGCCCGAACGATACGCTGCCGCCTTCTTTGATTTCGGATATAACGGCCATTAGTTAAACACCGCTGGGGCGCTGCCGGTCTTTTTTAATATCTCGGCCAGTATTTTGTTGGTAGTGTCTATCTTTTGGTCTGCTCGTGACCATCCGCCCTTCATTACGCCGCTGTCACGCATATCAGGCATATTGTCAAACGGCGACCTGACTGCGGCAGAAAACCCCTCGCCTAAAGCCATGTTTACCCCACTGAGTTTGCCGCCGGTCGCCCAATCAAGTAGTTTTGCCGCTGGTGAAGTATTGAGAATTGCATTATTGAGTGTCGATACCGCTAATGCCGCATCTAAAATCATATTTCTGGCGACATTGAACCCGGCTGAGACATTATCAATACCCCTGCCCACTTTGTTTGCCATGCTGTCACCAGCCACGCCCATACCGAAAAGCCAAGCGGCAGTCTCCTGTATCTTGGGGGCAAGCTGTACAGCCAGTTGCGTAAATAGTCCGGTCATTACGTCAGACAGGTTCGATATGGCTATCTTTGCATCAATAACACTTTGCGCATCTACCTGCGAGTAGGAAAGACCAAGTTTGATATTCTCGCTGGCCGCGTCTGCGGTCTTTGCTTTCAGGTTATTCATGAAGCCGAGAAGCTGAACGCCGCCCTTGCCGAATATCTTTTGCGCCATTGCTGCCCGTTGCGATGAGTTTTGAATCTTGTCAAGACCGCCAGCGACACGAACCATGAGATTATCAGGAGAGAGTTTGTTGATTTCGTTTATACTGATGCCGAGAAATTCAAAAGCCTCAGTCATTGATTTGTTTCCGAGCGCGGCATTACCGGCTGAAACAGACAGTTTCTCAATACCCTTTGAAACTACGCCAAACTCGACGCCAGCATCCTGGGCGACCTCACGAAACGCCGCCAGCGCCTCTGTGCTTGCGCCGAGCCTTTCCGCCAGTTTGCCGGTCGATGATATTTGATCCATTTCGTTCTTAATCATCGCAGCGATACCAGCGCCAGCGGCCAGGGCGGAGACGCTAAAAGCGTTTCTGAACTGTGTAAGCTGCTTGTTTACCTGCTTCATACCCTTACTGAATCCACCAGTACGAGCCATGATTGAGACGTATAGAGAGCCTGCGTTAGCCATGATTTTTTATGTACTCGTTATGGACAGCTTTAAAAGTATTGAATATGTTTTTCATTTCTTGCCATGTCTGCTCTTTTGGCCGCCCGAATTTCGGCATGAAGTCCTTGACTTTGAAAGCCTTTTGAGACTTGCTGCGATTTGAATTTGCAATCACACAAGCGACTATTGCTGATCGAAGGTCTGCGCGTTCTTCCCCGAATGGCTCAATAGAGGCATACGCCTGCCACTCTGCAAACTCGGCGCTGGATATTTCTTGCTGCGCTCGCCTGACCGACATTCCAAGTTCTTTAGCCAGCCTGAACCAGAATCGGCGCGACGGGCGCTCTGCTAGTTTTTTTCCAGTTCCTCGACGTGCTTTTGCGACAGCCCATTAACTTGCAATGCAACTTCCATGACGCGATCAAGCGCCTTTGCGGATTTGCTCGACAACGCGACAACATCGTCAGCGGTAAACAATAACGCTCCGGTTTCATCGCATACCGTCATCGCGGCAAGCTGCGCCCTGATGTTTTCAGGGGTTTTATTCTTGCCGTTGGATACTGCCTGAATCTCCCACCTGTCACGTTCTGCGCCGGTCATTGACTTGACGAATACGTGACCTCCCCACTCGGGGAGATCAACTTTCTCGATACTCAAATCTGTTGCAGATAAAATGCTTTCACGGTTTAACAGTGTCATTGCCTCATCCTCAATAATGGTGGTTTTTAACCAGTGATTGTGCCGGTCAGCTTGATAGTGATTGTGGCTGTCATAACGGTTTCGTTCGTGACGTTGCCAATCTCGAAGCCGGTCATAAACCCACTGGCGGCGGCGGTTTCAGCGTCCGGCCATGTGATTGTGACGGTCTCCGGGGCTGATGTCAGGGCAGTTACCCATGCAGAATCGGTGTCGAACTGGATTTCGACAGTCAACTCGCCCGGGTCGTAGTTGTCGCCAGGCATAAAGGTCTTGCCGCCTGAAGTATCCAGAACGGTCGTTTCAACCGCTGCGCGTTCAATACCGCCCCAACTGATAGACAGTATTTTGGCAATGAAGCCGGTCTGGAATGTAATCGTGGTTCCGTGACCAAGATCGGGGGTTACTGCGGCCATGTTTTATGCCTCCTTAATGTGCAGGTATTGATTCTGCGTAGTGAAAAAAGAAATCTATGCTTGCTGTGTGTAATCCGGTTTCGTCTGCGTGAACCGGGCTTGATACGTCATCTATTACGTCTTCCATCTTGACCAGCCGAACGTCAAGCGCCTCTGTTCCCATGCCCTTGTCGTATCCGTCAAGACATTGCCGTAACGCCTCGATGCCGTTGACGATGTTGGCCGGGGAACTGGCGTATATGTCGAACTGAATACGCGACCGGACAAGGCCGTCAGGGGCGGTTAAATGGTGGTTTCTGGTCTCGGAGATCGTCCGGTACGTTATGTACGGGTCTGTCGGGTTCTGGTCTGCCCTGCTGTAATAAATGCGGTCAGCAACGATGCCCGTAACCTGAGTGCCGAGACTGTGAACGCCTGTCCCGGTGCTGGTAATGTCGATTGCCGCCCCGCCTGACGTTAACGCCAGTTTGAACGTGCTGCCGGAAACGTCACGGACAAAGTAATCAGTATTAACGGCAAGGTTCCCGGGAAGCGTCCCGGTCGTTGTCAGCCTGACCTTATCGCCGTTTACCCTGGCGTGTCCTGCCCCGGTCAGTGCGTCGGTCGATGCGTTGGCCGTGACAGTGAGCCCGTAAGCGCCCTTCAGGTGGCTGTATAAAGCGGTCTTGATGCCCATTACACGAGCTGCCCTAATCGTTTACGGATACCGTCAGCGACACGCTGCCGTGTGGCGTTCGGTTCTGCGTCAAGCGCTGCCCGTAAGTATGATTTGTGCCGGTATTCGATGATTGCCGGGTAGAAGTGTTTATCGTCTGCCGCAATACCTAATTCCGACCGTTTACCGGTCATCACGGTTACGCCGATAACGCCGGGGCGGAATGGCAGGGCGCGGAGTTTCAGGCTGTCCCGTAACCGGCCGGTATCAACCGGCACAAGTTCCTTTGCTTTCTGGAGTATAGGTTTTGACGCTTCCCTGACCGCCTGCCGAAATACCTTTTTCTGCCCCTTGAATTCCATCTTTCGGAACGTGGCGGCCAGTTGCTTATCGCCAATCAGGGAAATATCAACGAACGGGCTAGACATCCTCTTGCACCATAACGATCATCATCCGGTTACGTTCTTCGATGTTTCGGATTTGCTCGATGTTGAACACCCTGGACCCGAATAAGAACCGGTGGCGCGGGGTCAATCCCTCGTAATAACGGATCGTGATCTCGTGGGTTGCGCTGGCATCATTCGCTTTTGCGTTGACGAACTCCCGTCCGGTCAGCGGTCGAATG